GTTGAATCTGAAGTATTTCACCTTGAACTGCACAACGAGGAAATAAAGAACGTCATAGACGGCCTCTACAGATCATATTCAAAGCTGATAGAAGCCAGCCAACAGAATTATAAACGCAACAACTCCAGGCGGGGCAAGATGAAGATTCCTACGAATTATCCGCAGACAGAGGAAGCGCAAAAACAGCTGGAGGATCTTTTTAAGAACAAATTCAAGCGGTTCTTTGAGGCAGAAAACGGAGCGGTATTGCCCCTGCCAAATAATCTTGAATACGAAGAGCTCTCCAGCAACATCGGCGTAAAAGGCGGGGCGGACAACAAGGAGATCCGCTCCTTCATCGACGACATATTTGACTTCGTGGCAATAGCTTTTCAGGTGCCGCCGCAGCTGCTGAAGGGGACAGTAGCGGACACCGACAAGGCGGTTAACAACTTCCTGACGTTTTGTGTGAATCCCCTGGCTGAGTTATTGACCGACGAGATAAATCGCAAGTACTACAAAAAGCGGGCTTTCCTCGACAGGACATACGTTAAGCTTAATACTTCCATGATTCGCGCAGTTGACATCAAAGACATCGCGGGGGCGCTGGAAACATTGTTCAGAATCGGCGGTTACACCATTGACGACGTTCTTAAATCCCTTGGCATGGAGCCGCTTGACAATGAGTGGAGCACAACTCATTTCGTGACCAAGAATTACGAGCCAATCGAGCACAGCATAGAAAATTCGGGGGGGGGTGATTAAATGGCCGATAAATCCGAACCTGAAAATTTGAAAGGGGGTGGTGAGTATCAATAAACGATACTATTCGCTGGTAGTCAAAGAAAAGGAAAAAGAGGCTGATATCCATATTTACGGCGATATCGTTTCATGGAAATGGTTTGATAGTGACGTTTCAAGCTACACGCTGGCAAAAGAGATCGAGGGCTTGCCGGAAGACATTGAGAAAATCAATGTCTTTATTAATTCCTATGGTGGTGAGGTAGCGGAAGGACTGGCAATCTATAACCAGCTCAGACGGCACAAGGCAAAGGTTAAAACCTATTGTGACGGCTTCGCCTGTTCTGCTGCTTCGGTAGTATTCATGGCGGGAGACGAAAGGGTAATGTCTAACGCGTCCCTGCTGATGATNCATAACGCCTGGCTTCTTACCGCCGGGGATCCTAATCAGCTTCGTAAAGATGCCGATGATTTAGAGACAATTAACGCTGCATCTGTACAGGCATACATGAACCACGTCAACATTACCGAAGAAAAGTTGAAAGAGATGATGGAGAAAGAAACCTGGATCTCCGCTGCCGATGCGCTCGAGATGGGCTTTGCCACTTCCGTCGTCAACGCTGCAACGGGAAAGGCTGCCAATCAAAGCCTTAAAAAGCGCATGGTAGAGATGATCCTTAAGCAGCAGGCGGCAAAAGTGCAAACACCGAAACCAGAGCCAGAACCAGAACCAGAACCTGATCCAGCTCCTGAGCCAGAACCCGAGCCGGAGCCGGAGAACAAATTACCAAACTTACTGGCGGCATTGTTCCGCTAAATAATTTAGGAGAGTGATAGTTAAATGAAAAACATGGACGAACTTGCAAAGCAGAAAGCAGAAATTGTGGCCAANATTAACCAGGCCGTCAAAGACGGCAACGAGGAAGCCTTTTCGGAGGCTTTTCTNGAGTACACGGAAATCCTGCAAGATGCGGTCATGGCCGAAGCCAGGGGCATGGTGCANGCGGCCGATAACCAGGTNCTNGCCGGCCGTGGGATTAGGGCGCTGACATCTGAAGAAACAAAGTACTACCAGAAGATCATCGAGGCAATGAAGTCCTCGAACCCGAAACAAGCTTTGAGCGGGTTTGATAACGTACTTCCCGAAACTATCATCAACGCGGTATTTGAGGACATCACCGAGGAGCACCCGCTGCTGTCCTTGATTAACTTCCAGAACACCGCCGCGCTGATCAAGTATCTTTACAGCGTTTCAGACGGGCAGAATCTGGCTTACTGGGGTGCGCTCTGCAGCGAGATTGAAGCTACCGTAAACGCCGAATTTAAACTGCTTAACCTGGAGCAAACAAAGCTGTCCGCATACGTGCCGGTCTGCAAGGCCATGCTGGATCTCGGTCCCGCGTGGCTGGATCGCTATGTCCGCACTATCCTGGCTGAAGCAATTGCCAACGGCCTGGAGGACGGTATCATTAATGGTCGTGGTATGGCTGAAGCTGAAATTGGCGGAGCCGCGAAGCCGGCGATTTATGAACCTATCGGCATGATCCGCAACTTGGCCGGTGCATCGGTTCCTGGCGTTGGTTACGCAGAAAAGATANCCGTTCCGATTGCTGATTTCCTGCCGGAGACATACTTGCCGATAATATCGGACTTGACCGTTGGCCCCAGCGGTTTAAACCGGCGTGTTACCGAAGTACTGCTGGTGGTTAATCCGATCGATTACTTGACAAAAATCGCACCGGCGACCATTCACCGGAAGCCTGACGGCAACTATGTGCTTGACATCTTCCCGTTCCCGACCCGTGTTGTTCAGTCAACCCACATGGAACAAGGCAAAGCTGTGCTAGGTCTGCCGAAACGCTACCTCATGGCGATGGGAACCGGCAAAGGCGGCAGGATTGAATACTCTGATGAGTATCACTTCCTTGAAGATGAACGGATTTACCTGATCAAATTTTACGGCACCGGTCGGCCGCTGGACAATAATTCCTTTATCGTGCTGGACATCAGCAACGTTAAGCCCATTGCACCTGCTGTTCGTGTAATTTCCTGGCCTGATGCGACACTAAAGAGCCTTGGCGCACAAGGGCCGGTAGGCACTGACCTTACCATTGCTCCGGTATTTGACAAAAACGTCCATTACTACAGCGTGACATACACTGATGCAGTCGGAACGGCTGGAACGACTAATAAAGGCAAGGTTACGGCAGTTGCGACTGACGCAAATGCTGTTGTAACTGCTACGCTTAACGGATCGGCTTATACCCTTGGAGCAGAACTCACCTGGACTGAAGGGGCAAACGTGATTGTTATAACTGTGGTAAACGGTGACGTGACCGAGATGTATGTCCTTGTGGTCACCTATGAAGACACATCGGCGGCATAACCATGAAAGCGAAAGTAATAAAACCCTTCAAGGACAAATATACCAAGGTTCGTTATAACGAAGGCGAACTCTTGACTGTAACCAAAGAGCGGTTCGAGGAAATGAACTCGACCGCTCTTGGTATTTTAGTCGAAGAAGTCAAGCAGGAACATAAGCCCAAAAAGCAGCCGGCCAGTAAGAAGAAAAAGAGCAAGAGCGGGTGAGTTACATGCTCCAAAAGGTAAAGGCTTATCTCAAAATCACCTGGGACGACGAGGACACAGCGATAACAGATCTAATCACACGGGGCAAGAAAAAGCTGGAAGAACTGGCAGGAGCGGAGCCGGACTTCGACACCGAAGGTCTGGCCCGCGCTTTGCTTTTCGATTACTGCCGTTATGCCTACAACAACGCTTCAGAATACTTCGAGGAAAACTTCCAGAAGGAAATCTTGCGCCTGCAGCTAATGACGGGAGTGTCTCTGTTGCCGGTGGAGGAAGAAATCCCGGTGGAGGATGAAGAAGATGAAAACTAAAGCTGAAGCGATGAAGGATCTGTCCCGTGTCCGGCGTCGGACTATCGTCATTCAGAAGAAAATTGACGGTTATGACGGCATCGGAAACCCGGTTGAAATATGGAGCAACTGGAGAACACTTAAAGCTGAAAAGACAGAGTTGTTCGGCCAGGAATACTATGCAGCTGCGGCGGTTGGCCAGGAGCAGACGACGATATTCACAGTTCCTTATGTTTCATTTATTGATGCAATAAACACAGTCGAATACAGGTTGCTTTACGATAGCAAAGCCTACGATATTAAGCACATCGACCACTTGCCCGGTGAAACCTGGGCGAAGATTAGGGTTTTGAAAATCCAAGAAATGGAGTGATTATAAATGGCTGGAAGCAAAATCAAGATTTATAAGAATAACCCAACCGCAGG